CGCCACCTGGCTGCATGTATCATTTGATACAGTATATGGTGATATATTCCAATGTAACAATTGATACGTTGACAAATGAGGTGATGCGTGGAGATTTACCATTCAATTTTTTCATTCAGTTTTTGCATTCAGTTTATAGGCCTTGATTTTTCATTCAGTTTTTGCTGACCTGGTCTCCTTTGGTAAAAAATCCATTCAGTTTTTTTGCTGATTCCACGGGTATAAATACATTCAGTCTTTGGAACGTCAACCTTAAAAGCGATTCTGAAGGGAGTAAATCGCTAAAATTCATTCAGTTTCCAGCTTGCTCATGTGATTCCAGGTTTTACCAAGTGCCAGGTCTCCCAGGTGTCCAGGTGTTTCCAGGGAAAGAGAGGGGAAGTTACTCCCCTAGTTCTCTGATTTTGTCGTCCAGCTCCTCGATATTTAGGGCTGGATCGAACAAGCTGACACCATCACCGTTGACAGATCGAACGCCAGCTCGATATTCTTGGAAGTTCTTGCAAGTTCTTGCGAACTGATAGCTCTCATAGTCGTTATCCAACCAGAGAGCCACGTTCCAGGTTTCGTAGTTAGTCCACCCGTTGTAAGTCATAGTCTCAAATACTCGTAGTTGACGTTGTCGTAACGTTGATATTTTTGTGGTGCGTCTCCCAAAGATGAGAGAAGCATAACCACAAGAATAATAAATCCTAGATAAAATTTCATAGCGATTAGGGTTGATAAAGGTCTAATAATAAAAGCTCGTAAGCTTTTGAATCTAGGTTAGAGATTAGAGGATCTAATCTAATTAGAACCTCTTTGATCTCTTCTAACCTTGTGACTTTGTGAGAGTCGTAAAGATTGTCAGTGTCCAATGGAATCCTCGTAAGCTTCCATTTCGAGAGCTTCGGCATGATCTCTTGACTCCTCTTGTAAGATTTCGTCAAGATGTGCCATTGCTTCGGTGTCGTTAGTGTCGACACCTCTAGCTTGTGCTTCTTCATGTAGGTGATGCTCCCACTCTGAAAAACAGATTGTGGGTTCGTTGCCTACGATATCTCCGAGAGGTGAAGAGGTCATCAGTTGACCCCCTCTAGCTCTTCCTTTTTCTTCTCTTCGATAATAGATCTAAGAGCTTCAAAAGTTTTTGTGAGTTCGTCCATGTCTCGTGAGCCGTACCACTTGAGGAAATCTCTGCACTCCTTGTGAACCATTTTTAGTCCAAAGTCGCTGCTTCTGAAGTCGATAGAAACCTTATCTCCATCAGCTAAAGTCGCTGAGATGTCATGTGATGTAAAGCTTAAAGATTCTACAGCCGAAAAGCTGTAGCGAGTAGTGGGTTTAGCCATAGCGAAAAAGTGATAAATTTTCTAGTTTCTGAAGGAGGTTTTCTTTCCTCCTTACTCTTATATTATAACAGATCTCTTGTATTATACAAGCAAGTAGGTTACTAGCTAGTGTGTCAAATGTTACTAATTTGCTGTATCATATGTTACTAGGGGGAGTGTTGTAAGATTTTTGCTGTTATTTGCATAGGCATAGAACCTACTGATACAACACGGAATAAGTTGCTGTTATAGTAAAAGGGGATATGATTTTTGTATGGCAGTAGCAGAACCGTTAAGTTTAAGGTGGGCGCAGGGGGAGGTGTTCAGTAATAAGAGTAGATTTAGGGTGTTAGTAGCTGGAAGAAGGTTTGGTAAAAGTTATTTAAGCTGTGTTGAGTTGTTGAAAGGAGCTATTGCAAAGCCTGGAGAAACATATTTTTACTGTGCACCTACATATCGGATGGCAAAGGACATTGCATGGAAGACATTGAAGAAATTAGTACCAAAGCAGTGGATCAAGTCTAAGAATGAGACAGATTTAAAGATTGAGTTAGTAAATGAATCAACGATTGAGTTAAAGGGAACAGAGAATGCGATGGCATTAAGAGGAAGAAGTCTTTCGGGCGTAGTCTTGGATGAAGCAGCATTTATGGATAAGGAGGTATGGTCAGAGGTAATCCGACCTGCATTAGCAGATAAGCAGGGATGGGCGTTATTTATTTCAACACCTGATGGTACGGCAAGTTGGTTTTATGATTTATGGTGTTATGTGCCTGAAGATGAGAGTGGAGATTGGACGCGATGGAGTTTTACTACTATAGAGGGGGGTAATGTTCCGAAAGATGAGGTTGAAGCAGCGCGTGGTCAATTAGATGAACGCACGTTCAGGCAAGAATTTGAGGCTAGTTTTGAAAATCTTACAGGTTTGGTAGCTATTAGTTTTTCGGACGAAAATATCAGTGATGAAGCGAAGGATCTTCACATGTTGCCATTGTATATGGGAGTAGATTTTAACGTTGATCCTTTATGTGGAGTATGCGCGGTAAAACATAATGAAAATTTATATGTTTTTGATGAAATTATATTGAGGGGAGGAGCTACGACATGGGATTTTGCGGAGGAAGTTGTAAATAGATATGGAGTAGACAGAAGAGTTATTACATGTCCCGATCCCACAGGAGGAGCACGAAAAACCAGTGGAGTTGGATTAACGGATCATACAATTTTAAGAAGAAGTGGATTTACGGTATCGAGCCCGCGTGCACCGTGGAAGATAAGAGATAAGATTACTGCTGTTAATACGGCATTGTACGATGCAGCTGGTGATAGGAGAACATTTATCCATCCACGATGTAAAGAATTGATAAAAGCACTTAGGACGTTAACTTATGCACCAAATACGGGTATGCCTAATAAAAATTTAGGTGTGGATCATGCATTTGATGCTTTTGGTTATCTTTGTTTACAGCAGTTTAATTTAGCGAAACCTGAGACACTGGGCCAAACTTCGTTTAGAATATACTAAGATACCCTTTTTGCTTATGGCCTACGGAATGTCAACAACAAAAAAGAAAAAAAAGAAGAAAAAG